AAACTTATCCATGTATTCTTCTTCTGTTAGCTTATGCCAACCTATACATCTACCAGTAGGCGAACGTCCACAACTACATAGAAATTTATCATGTGGTGGAATACCTTTAATTTTACGCTCCTGCTTCAAAGCTTCTCCATTTAATTATGTTACCAATATTTTGGTGTCTCCATCGTATAGTACCCATAATTTCTTCTAAGGTTTCTATTAAAACCTTATCATATTCTAATGCTGCTTGAACTTTTTGAATATCAGTATCAGCATTATAATAATAATTCATATCACCTTTAAGTGGTTTATTTAATCCATTAAAAGGGTCATATTCCCAACCAAATGAATCAATTTGTTCCTTAGATAACTTTCCATTATAATATAACCACTTATTTTTAAGTAATGTTTTATAATCTAAGTCTCTTTTCTTTCTGCGTATCTTAGCAATAGTAATTAATTCTAAATATTTACTATGTATACGTGCCATTTTAATAGTAGTATCATCTAATTTTAAATCATCTATTATGGAATCTGTCTTCCACATTTCTAGTACTTGCTCAATATTCACACAATTTCCTCATAATAAACTGACTTTCTAAATTTTGTATCAAAAAATTATTCATAAATGATATAGGAACACATTTACCTATTTCAAAACAATCTATATCTAAAAGTATTAATTTTTTACTATCATCTAACCAAATTAAATTATCTAAATGTGGGTCATTATACCACAAAAAATAATCTTCTTCTAAATTTTTTATTGATATTTGATAAAGTTGTTTCCAAATATCATCCATAGCCATTTTTATTTCTAAAATCATTTTCTGATTTATAATATTTGTTGCTTGTATAGATTTAATTATAGTTGGCTTATTAATATATTCATATATATAACCTTCATCATTCCATTCTAAAAGCTTTGGTAAAAAATCCAATTCATATTTTTCAAAAATAGGAAAAGTTATTTGATAATGCGAATTTAAACTATGTTTTTTCCATACTTCACCATCAATCTCATATACAGCATTTTTTAATATAGTCATTACCCTTGGCCTCTATACTTTTTAAAAGAAGCTCTTTTGCGTTTATTCATTGAAGAGGTTTTAATCCACCGTCTACCTATACTAGTCTTTTTTCTAGTACCAATCCATTTTTTCTTAAAGTTAACCATAATATACTATTATATCATATAATAGGCCGATTGTACATAGTTTTATAGGAATTGATAATAAGAATAACTAAAACTTACTGCTGCAGTTAAATATTCTACATCAGTGGTTGTTATATCAAATGGTAAAGATGAAATGGTTGTAGGATAAGCATCAACAAATTTTATTTGTTTAGTGACATTATTAGCTGAGTTCATTATGGTTAGAGTTAAATCCCTAACATGATTAGTTGCTGTATGATTTGATTCGACATTAGATTTTATCCAATCAAATATTTCTTTATAATTTAAAAGATCTTCATCAATTAGATATGATATTTCAAATGCACCAAATGCAATTTTATCAGCAACAGTAGCAATATTTACTTGTCTAAATGGTAAAGGTGCACCTTCAGCTGTAACATCTGGTAACATCATAGTTTGTACAGTAAATTCTGCACCAGAATATGTCTGAGAATCAAGAGTTAATACGAACGATGATGGATTTAAAAAGTTTGGCATATATGTATTTATACAAAAAAAACCCGCCTTTCGGCGGGTTTAAATGTATATCTTTTACAAGATTATAGCGCGAGAATCTTACGCTTTCTGTAATATACGTTTGCACCAGGAGTATTAGTAGTAAATGGATTACCAACTAAACCGTAACGAGTTTTGAATCCGATACGTGGTTGGAAGTCATTTTCACCAATAGTCTTCATCATGCTTAATGGTACATATGGGCAATAGAACATTCCAGCGTCATAAGGGTTTGAACCTTTATAACCAACTGTGAAATAATCTAAACCAGCATATGGGTCAATATAAACCTTTATACCACCAAGTAGAGTTCCAGCAAATAATGATCCAGTAACATCTGAATCATAGTTATTACCACCTGTAATACCTAAACCAGTATCCATAGCACCTGCAGCATTTAATGCAGCAGCAACGCCATGAGAAACTATAGCCCAGTTACCTTTACCACGACGAGTGGAAACAGCAATAATGTTCGCTTCTTGTTCAATCGCTTGAACTAGTCCCTTGAATTTCTCAACAGACCAACGACCATCAGTATCCGCAGCTACATCCATACTCCATGTTCCAGGAGTAGCACCTTTTGTAGATGTTACTGAATTTAGATTTACTGTACGGATGATTTCACGATTCATTTCAGCAAGAATCTCAGTTGACAAAATATTTGCCAATTCAGTTTCTGCAGAAAGACCATGAACTGCCTTAAGGTCTTGCGCTAATTCCACAGTGTACTCAGCTTTAAGAGCACGAGACTTTGCAGTCACAGTAGTCTTATCGATTGAGAACGCCATTTCTGGAATAGCAACACCAGTGTTACCCATTGCTTCCATTGATGCTGTAGCAAGGCCCGATCCTGGAGTGTAGTCATCCACTGCGTCAGCATCGTTTGAGTCACCTGCAAACATGTCAGAACTGACAGTAGCAGAAGGTGATGAACCAGTACCCGTTGAGAAACTTGTATCAGCTTCATCGAATAATGCTTCAGTACCGCCTTGAGTTGCATAACGGCTCTTCATAGCAAAGATTAGACCAGTAGGACCAGTCATTGGCTGAACGCCAACCAAATCGAATGCTAGAAGATTGGGTGTTGAACGTCTTACTAAGCTAATTAGGACAGGATCCCAATTATCTACACCACTACCAGTTACGTTGGCCGCAACCTCAGTAAGCGATGCTTGCTCAGCAAAAGCTTTTTCTTGGTTCTCAAGAACAACAGCAGTTACATGACGTCTATGACTATCAGTTATCTTGCCGGCATCTTCAGAATCAAGTACAGGTGCCCATTTTTCCTGTAATATTTGTTGATTAATTTGTTCCATGTTTATTTTCTCCTATGGATTAATTAAGTTCGCTTGATTGCGTCCAAGTAGCTTTGCATTTGAGCAGTCACTTCTTGGTTTTCTTGTGAATCCTCGGTAATTGCATCTACTTCATCAGTAGACTCAGCCGGGGTATCTTTATTAAGGTAAGATTCCTTAATTGTAGCTACTTTAGTTGCAAAACTTTCATTATCATCAGCTTCAATAGCTTCAGTTAACTCAGTTAATTTTGCAGTTTCAGTTACAGCCAAACCTTTACATGCTTCACGGATTATGTCTTGTCTTTCATAAGCTTTCACTTTTTCTGACAATTCAATATTCTTTTCAGTCGCATCGTTTAATTGTGCCTTCGCATCTTTTGACTCTTCAGATAGGGAATCTAAAATATCTCCCGCATCTTCAGGTACATTAATGTGATGTTCACTAAACAATTGACCTAGTGATTGTATAAATGATTCAGTGATTTCAGATTTCAAAGAATGCTCAATTGCAACTTCGTTATCCTTCATCCAATTTTCAACAACATACGTTAAGTATCCGTCTACTTTGTCAACTAAATCTTCTTTAATAGCTTCAACTTCTCCAGATAGATCAGAAGAATATCTTTCTTCTAATTTAGCTGTTTCAGCATTTACTTTTGATGTAAGTGCAGCTTCAAAAATAATAGCAGCTTTCTCTTTAAAGCCTTCAGACAATGTGTCCTCGTCTTTAACTAGTGCTTCTACGTCTTCCTTGAATTTACCTTTCTTTTCAACAACATCACCTTCAGAACCGTCGTCAGCTTTCGCTTTCTTCTTCTTGAGTTTATCAGTTTTGTTATCGCTTTGAGCAGTTTTTCCACCAGTTTCTTGGCTATCTACATCATCAATTTCTTTGACAGATTTTTTACCTTCTGTCTTTTTCTTTGATTCTTTTTTAGCTTTCTTACCAGTTTCTTCTACTTCACCTTCATCTTCATCATCGTCCTCGTCTTCATCTTCATCATCCTCAGCTTCTACCTTAGCTTTCGCTTTAGCTTTTTCTGCGGCTTCAAAGATTTCGTCAAGGCCCTCTTTAGACATTTCTGCCAAAGAAGCTTGAATTGCTGATACTGTACGAGCTGCTGTTAGAGGTGCTTCAGGGATATCTAAATCCTCTGCCGCTTCTACTTGCGTATCCTCAACAATAACCTCGTCTACAGTTTCGTCAACAATTTTGTCTTTAATATCAGACATTGTTTTCTCCTTTAGAGATTATAGTTTAGAGAGGAAATGCTCAAAACCTGCTGTTTGTTGCTCTTCCGAGAACAATACAGGCTCTATCACTTCTGTCTCACCTTTTTCAATAGTTCGGATATAATGACCTGGTCTATCCTCTTCCCAACTAACACCTTCCATAATGCCATTTACAAATGCATTAGGTGCTGATGGGTCCTGAACAATATCAATAGTGTTAAGCATGAAGTCATCCCTAACATAATTGGCACCATCTCTAAAATCCAAACTTCCCATACCACGACTTGACACTCCGAGTTGTACTCCACCTTCAACCAAACCTTTTACAATTTGCCCCATAGGCGTATCCAAAATAAGTGCCTTTCCCATCACATTGTTACCGTCCCATTTGAGTTCGGTAATTCTGTGCGAAACTTTATCTAAATTAATGGAAGGACTTTCCGGATGGTTTAATTCTCCAACCGCTCGTCCTGTAATAACTTGCTCATTTACAAACCTATCAACAGCTTGAGTAAGAACTTCCCTGGTATAAACTCTACCATTCTTATTCTTATTCTCTGCTTGCATAAAAATACCTTCTAAAAAAGTATTCTTTTTTCCACTTTTCCCCTCAACGATTGAGTATCCAATTGAGTGGTCTGTATATTCCGCAATTAGTTTCATTTATGCTCCCATTAAATTGATGAAATCTTTTAATCCTACTTCAGCAGCTTTTACTGACTTATATTTGTCAAGCTTTATACCATCAATATACAAATTAAATTTATTTGTAATGGTTGCTGTAGTTTTCTTCTTTCTTCCAAGCTTGGTTAAGTGCTTGGCTACCTTTTCACCAGAGGGTAGTTTTAACTTAGCTTCTATTACTTCGTTAAATGATTCTTTAAATGTTAACATCCGTTGCCTCTTCCCCTTCTGTTTCTACAGCAGGCTCTTCGACTACTGGAGTATCATTTGATGCTCCATACATCTTTGAAGCAACTTCTTGTTTATACATATCCAACGCACCAATTATTTTATCTTTCATAATACTATTAAACGTATTATTACTCTTTTGTGCGTCACCCTTTTTTATATTATTAATTAAATTTCTTGTACTCATAATCTCTCTTTATCTTATTTATAAAATTTTATATTTTAAGCTTATTATTTCTGTAATACCATCAAGTCAGGATTAATTTCATCCGCTGTTAATGGATCGTCCTTATTATCTTTATTAATTTGCTTAATATCTTCATCAGTTAATTTAAGAACATTACGACGTACCCAAGCTTTAGACCAGAATAAGCCAATATATTCGTCCATCATCTGAACTGTTTCTATTCTTTCCTTAAGGATTTCTGAATCTTTAAGTTCAGCATAGTAATTATCTCGTGAATATTCAACAGTAATTGCTTCTCTCATTCCTTTCCAATCACTTGGAACAATAATCTTTTTAAGAATTAATTGTCTTTTAAGTGCTTCATAAAATATACTAGAAAATTTATTACGAACTCTATTAATAAATTTTTGGAATTTAAGTTCGTCACGTGTAATTTCTGATGAACGACCTATAGAAAATGCATCCGCTTCTGTCAATCGTGACATAGGAATATTTAAAGCTCTATATAATTTTTGTTGGAAATATTGAATA